CAGTGGGAGGTGCAGTAGTAAACGTAAGTGTGCTATTGACGATACTGAAATCATCCGTTGGTGTTTGCACAACTCCACTGATGCGTACAAGCGCACTAAATGTACTTGATGCCACAGACAGCGTGAATGCCACAGTTGAAGTGTCACCGTTGAACTTGTCTAGCTGGACATCAGCGAGATTTGTTCCAACTAAAAAGTTGCTCATTTATTTGCCTCCGACAGGCTTATCAGAAGTTGGTTTCTGCCCCGGTTTTAAATATTTTACAGCCATAATTTTTAACTCCATTGAAGCCAAGTACCGTGAACTTTTTGTTCTTTGGTATTGGCGGTTGTTAATTTGTAAACCATTGATGTTCCAGCGGGTTGACCACTTATGTCAATCGAAGCCGTTGAGATGATATTGATACCCGTCGAATAAACTCCCTCAGAACTTGCGACAGCATTTGTAAATGTTGTTCCACCGTCCCGGCTAACCGATATAACTAAGTCTGTATTGAGAGTGACGGAATCAACGGGTTGATGAAGAAGAACCACACGCGCTTTTGTTGGTTGAGTTGTAGCTGTAAAAACATTCGACAATATCGACATATTAACTGGAGGAAGCGCCGCGTACATTTCGATGCTGTTCCAAGTCATGTTTGAGTGACCATTTGTTTGCGTGAAATTATTTCTGTAATATCGGTAGTTTGTTGAGTTGGTGACGTTGTAAACCTTTAGCTGACCGCCACTAAAACTCTGCCCTGATTGTGTGTCGATGGTTGTCCAAGTTGAGTCATCGTTGCTACCTTGAAACGTCCATGCCCGTGGCGCAGAATCTGTGTAGTCATTACGAGCGCCAATTTTGTATTGCTTAATTACTTTACCGTTACCGCTTCCAAAATCATATTTGACAAAACCGTACGGGCTACCAAATGCAAAAATACTGTACGTTCTATCATACAAAACATAGGCATCTGAACCGCCGCCTGTGGATGAAGCAACACCGGATGGCGCAGTATTAGAAGTCATGTCAGGGATAGCGTTTACCGTGCTTGTACCAGCGCCAGCGTTTGAGTAAAAATCACCAGTAGCATCGTAAGTTTCATCAACACTTCCACTTGCGTTTACTCCACTCGCATCGTTATACTCATCGGCAATACCGCCTTTTGTCTGAATGAGAGGTAAGCTCAAGTCGATTACGTGCCGCAAGTTTTGAATTGCTATCTGAGTTTCAACAGGTGAAAGATCAACAGGCGGTGATAAGGCAACAACCGCTGAATCTAGCAAAGCGTCAGAGCCAACGGCGTCTGTAAGAATCTTAGATGAAGTAATCGCATCGTCTAATATTTTAGATGAAGTAACTGCATCACTAGCAATCTTAGAGGAGACAACGGCTGAATCAGCGATGTCACTACTTGTGATCGTACTGAAATTTCTACCGGATAAAAATGCGGTCATTATGTAATCACCATGTAAGAAATTGTGGCTTCTAACGATGCGGCATTTTCAGACTGAAGTTGAAAACTGTCACCTGTTTCAAGAACTAGTTTTCCTTGAATTGGATTCAATGCATCGTTGATTGGAACTGATACTTGATTAGCAATGATTGATTCTACACTGCCTCCACTTTGCACAACTTTAGCAATAACATGAGATGCTGTGGACGCATGGACGTTACCAATTGAACACCCAATAATCACGATTGTTTCTCCAGCACCAGCCGTTAAAGCAGCGGCAGCGGAAGTGGTCACATCGTATGAAACCATTTTAAAAGAGTTAGCCATGTTGTTTTCCTATTATCCGAGAGCGATTGCCATTGCTACAGCGACTTCTTCAGCGGGAGCGGCAGCATTTGCAGCGGCAGCGGCACTTAAAGCGGCAGCGTTTGCACTTGCTAAACTTGCATCGGCAGAAGTTGAACTGTTAGTTGCTGAGGTGGCACTGTTAGTTTCTGATGTTGCAGCATTGTTCTTACTCACTAGAGCAGAAGAAGCACTTATAGCAGCCGCATCAGCGTCAGCTTGCGCTAGTATAGCAGTAGCAGCATCAGTGGAATCTACATAGGCTTTGGTTGCAGCATCTTGATTAGACACGGGGTCTAAGACATTTGAGATAAGCTTACTAGTAGCAGAAAAGACAACACCGTTATGTCTCATGGCTGACGTAGAGGTATCCACAGATTCCTGAGTGGCAAATAAAAGTTGATCATTTTGATCGTTATGTTGTTCAGCAATCTGAACGGAGCCATCAACAAATGTTGTGACTTTATTTGTAATGGGGGTTGTTCTGGTAACCACAACAGTACCAGTTGGTGCAGGGGAAACACGAGCTATGTAAGTAGTAGGTAGAGTGAACGAGGTTGATACCCCGTCCACCGTTACCGAAATATCGCTAGGTGATAAGTAATCAAATGCGAATGCATAGTCTGTGATCGAACCCGCCTGTGACGCATAGGTTACAGTTGAGTAAGTCATTTTAATTATTCACTTTCAAAGAGTTTAGATAGATGTCCTTCACCAAATAAATTTGGCTCAGATAATAGTGCGGCAGCAACTTCCATTGCGGCTGATGTTTTAGAACTTCGTAAAGAAGGCTCATCTCTCATAAGCATAGCCATAGCCACCTCACGGTAAGCCTTGACAGTCTTATTAAGGATTAGAGTTTTCTTTCCAGCATTTCCATCTGAACCCCAACTTCCCTCTTTATAGAGATCGTTGTTTTCCATGTGATGTTTGATAGCTTGCTCAAGTGTCCCGTAAGTATCATGATTTACTTTACCTACATTCTCTTTCCAGCGGTCATACAAGGTAGCTTTACCATCTTTAGTAGTGACTTTAGTCAAATCAATACCCTGAAAGTTTTTCTTAGGGAACGCAAATGATACGCCTGAAATACTTTGGGCTTTGTGTAATTCTAAAAGTTGTGGGTTCATGTTTACTTGTTGATCCATAGCGATAACCCAAGATGAAGGAATGATGTCTATATCAGTACCTATAAGTTTACCTTTGGTTTTTTCTACAGGAGCACCAAAGTAATCTCGTACTGGATCAGTAGAGACAGCCCTGTAAGCGATACCTAATGCCTCAGCGACACTATTGATTGGATCAGGTCCAACACTCCGAACAAACTCAGCTTCAAATGGTGACATACCCGGACCATAGCCTTCTGGTTTATTCTTCTCGCCTTCAAGTGAAAACTTACGTCCAATATTTGGAACGTATGTAACCACCTCACGAGCAAAGAGTTTCCACCCTGCATCCTCTTTGCCCTTCTTCAGGTCATCAAAGAGTTTAAACCATTTATCAATAGGCTCCATCATTGGAGATGAACGCATAGAGTGAAGTAGTCCAACAAGTGCACCACCTGTTATAGCTTCAATCTTGTCAACATCAGACACATAACGGGCATGTCCTTCAGCGAATGCTTTATTCTTAGCTTCAACAGCGGCTGCAATAGCACGTAGAGGAGTAGCAAAAGGTTCTAGTTGTGCGTAGGAGAACCATGTGTCACCAATCTTAATACGCTCTGGGGTTATCCCTCGTGACTTCTGGAACGCTCGTTCCGAGGGGTCATCACTTAGGATACCTGTGAGCCTACCGTCTTCAGCTAACATCCATGCTGTTGATACAAATGCTGTACCAACCATCATCTGTCCTCGTGCTTGATAAGCAGCGAAGGTTCCGTTGTTTCCTAATAGGTCATCACGCATACGTCCCATCGTCAGGTTCACACCGGGGATGTAACGCATACCAGCCTCAACTAGTCTGATAGGTGTTCGATAAAAGGGTGTTACTAAGATACGGGCCGCTGGACTACGATTTAATAAATCCTGACCAAAACCAAGTATTTTCTCCCCACCATACTTAGACTTTGTAGAGAAATCTTTGGTGAAGGTACGAATATCAGCTACTTCACGAGCGGATGCATTTACTCCAAACCCATTTTCGTCATAAGATTTGTTTACTTGATCAGCAACAAACTTCTTGAGTTCAGTACCTTTGAGTCCACTCTTATGTCCTAAAGCTTTTGCCTGTAGATAGACTGCACCGTTGTAGTTAAAGTGCTTTAAGCCTGTGTCCGTAGCAAACAAAAGTTTACCAAATGATCGAATTATTGATCCACCAATACCGGGAATTATTTCAGTCGTATTATTCTCAAGACGCGATCCTGAATTAGTAAGCTTCATTTCCCCTGTCTTCAGAGCTTCAACAAAACCTTTAACGGCCCTTGAGGTTCCTCGCATCATACCAGAGTATTGGTATAGAGCCTGACCAAGATCACCTTTACCTATAGCTTCAATAGCGGGAGTAAGGATTGTATTGGCAATACCTGTTATAGCATTTATCTCAAAGGTCTTAGGACCAGAGAGTAAACCTGCACTTGTACGGTATTCATTAACGCCATTAAGAAGTTTGTTCATAGCACTTGCTTTATCAGGAGCTTTACCAAGGAAATTTGCAGCTTTCTCAGTACCACTACCTTTGATAACATCAGTGATGAAATCTTCAGCATCTTGAACACGTATTCCAGACCTACGTAAATCCTGAAGCATCTCAAGGGAAGCCACTTGGTTCTGCTTAGTTATCACCCGCCTCTTGGTTGTCTTACCAGAAGCAGAATTGATACTGTTAGCAGCATCCTCAGGGTCAACACCTTCACGTAACAAACTACGGCTATCATAGATTTCCTTAGCTTTGCCTTTAAGTGTTGTCGCTGGTTGAAACTGACGTGCTTTCAAGGTAGCACCAGCAATTGATCCAATGTCCTTATCGAACTTTGAAACTGCTAGGAATGTCGCTAGGTTCTCATCCCAAAGTCTCTCAGCAACCTTAACGCCTGATGTATCACCAGCGGCTTCAAGCTTCTTGATTGCAAGAGCACGAATTGAGCGTTCCTCATCAAGAGTCTTCAGAAGTGTCTTAGCGGCTAAGTGTAATGCTGGGCCATCACTGACCTTCACGTCACCAATAGTTTTCACTAAGGCTTCAATGGTTTGACCCTTCTTGATACCTTCAACAATCGCTGTAGCAAATTCAATAGCCTTAGGCATTGCAGCTTCACGAGTTGTCTTCAGGTCCACAAAGGCTTCATCAGTGATCTCTTTGAACTCTTTGTCTAATTCAGACAAGAAGCGCACATCTGATCCCTGCTTACGTCCACTGTCTTCCCACATCTTAGCTTCATCAAGGTTTGCTGCATCCCTCGCTTCATGAAGGAAATCATCAGGGTTTTCTCTGCCTAATGCTTCTTCAGATTTACGAGTACGGATAGCTTCAACACCATCAGCGTCAATCTTAGGTGCACCAGAGATGTCAATAGTGTCCTCAACATCAGGTACAGCTTTGTGCCCTTCAGGGAGTACCTGGGGTGCAACTTCATCTGTTTGTTCAACACCTTCTTTAAGGACGATCTGTTTCTCACCCTTAGCTGTGGTCTTAACTTCACCGCCAGCTTCATCGATTTCTTTAATCTTAGCGATCAATTCATCAGCGTACTTGTCTAGGTCACTAGGAGGCTTGGCTTTCTGGAATTTAGATTTACCTAATTTAAGTGCTTTAAAGACACTAGCAAGGATACCTGTAGGAACAACTCCATCTAATGCTCTGTAGATACGCATTTCAACTTCAGAGTTCTCAGGGTCATGCATAGCCTTAGCTAAACCTTCAGGAGCCATGCCAATCATATCTGCTAGATCAACAAACATTGGGTCTTGAGGATCAAAGGCAAAGGAATCTGACAACATACCACGTAGAATAGGTACAGCCTTCTTTACAAACTTAACACCTTTGAGGGGAGCACTTATGGCATACCCTGTGCCAAACTGTAAGACACCTTCAACAAGCTGACCGGGGAGGTTCTCTGCTTTACCTGTGATGTCACTAAAGGCATCTCCAGCATTTGCAAAGTCACTGTCCATCCAATCAGGTTTCATACCGATAGCATCTAATCCACCCTCAACGACACTCTCAAGACTCTGAGCCATTTCATCAAGTGCACGAGCGGGGCCAGAGGCTACTGCACCAAGTGTGTCAGTAACGTAGTCCAAAGTTGAAGGCGCTAGTATAGCCTCAGAAGCACCTTTTCCATAAAGATAGTCAAATGCTTTGTGTACTTTAGGTCTATCTTTTTTTGCTTTTAGCTTGGCAATGTTTGCTTCATCAGGACCAGCCAGATATTTCTGTGTACGGAACCTAGCTTCATTACCACCACCTAATGCTTTAACAATAGTGTCAAATTTATTGTCTTCACTACTGCTTAGTTTTCGTAGCTTATCAAATTTAGGTAGCCACGGTTCAGTTTGTGTTTCTGGCGTAGGTTCCATGTGTTGTCCTTATTCGTCTAATTCGCGTTGTGCATCGGTACTACCTTGTCCACCTTCAGGTATATCTCTAGGTTCTTGTCCACCACCCGCAGACTTTATCTTTTTCATGAAGATTTCTGTAAGCTGTTCAACCTTAGCTGCAATTGGAGCCTCTAAGTTAAAGTCAGTAACTTCACCGGGATGATCCTTCATAACTTGAAGAATGATGTTACGTTTAGCTACACGCCATTGAGCTTTTAAACTTGCTTTGATTGTCACTTGTTTAAAATCTGAAACACCTAACATCAGTTTATTAATGGTATCTAGATCATTGAACCCAAAGTTATCCTTTAGGTCTGAGAAAGCATCAGTAAAGATTTTCTTCTTACTGTGAGGTCCAGTTTGTTTTGCAGTCCGTGCATACTCTTGAAGTTCTGAAATAGCTTCTTTACGTTGGATCGTGTTAGACATGATTGCGCCTTTAACGATCTTGTTAGTAAGCATTCCAGCTTCTACAGCGGCATCAATCTGATCCTTGTATATACCTACATATTGAGCTTCATCACCTACTTGGTTTGTGTAGATGCGTTCATTACCCGCTTCAAAGCGAGACTTTAGTTTCGTTGCATAAGAACTGTCACGAGCTACAATACCAGCAAAGGCTGTTCTACCTTCATTAGATTCTAACCAGTTAGGGTCTTCTAAACTTTTAGTTATGAAACCATCTGCAAGATCATCAGTCTCACGGTCACGTAAAGTCTCTTGGTCATTCAAGCGTTTCATAGCAGCGCTGTTAAGTGACTCCTTTACTGAAGCCATCTCAGCGTTAATCTTGGCGCTACGTTGGTTCTTAGGGAATAACTCCATAAACTCACCAGCGGAGAAAGGATCAGTACGTGTCCTACGTCCTTGAACACGGGACAACGCTTCATTCTTCCAAGAGTCAAAGGCAGCATCACGAGCTTGATCTGGAGTTAAACCCCGGAGCTTGATGTTTTCTTCAATCTTAGAACTGACTAATGTCTTTAAGGTACTTATGTGGTCACCTGATGGCACACCTTTAAATTCATTTGAGGATGTACTCATAGAGTTAAACATATGTCCAATATCACTCGACAGAAGGTTAATTGTATCCGTATCAAGTTTGGTACGCATAGCCTTGGTCTGCATTGAGTTCATATTACGTTGTAGATTTGGAAGGGATTCCATCAAGCCTTGACGTGTATACTCATCAGTAATCTGACCATGCTCTGAGAGGATATTTTGGAGCTTATCTTGCATCCATGATTGGTATACCTTAGGGTCAACTGAGTTCTGAATACCTGAGGTTTCCCACTCAGTCATTAGGCGCATCTCAGCGTCTTGAGCTATCTGTCTACCATTACCAATCTTATAACCTTGCATCCAATGCGAGGATTGATCCTTAGGCATTTCACCATTTCTGATCTTAGTTCCATCAGAAAGGATGCCAGTGGTTCTTGCAGAAAGACCCGCTTTTACTTCACTCTCATTATATTTCTTAACAAGCGGCTCTGCTACTCTCATAGCAACGCCAAGTGAATCAGCTAGACTACGTGCTTTATCTCCCGCACCCTGAATGGCGTTATGAGGAGTGAATGTATTAAAGACACGCGCAGATGAACCGGGGGCAGCTACTGTTTTTTGAGCCATATTATTTCCTTATCACGTAACATATAATGGATTTGAACCATATGCAGAAGAAGAGACTTTGACAGGGCTAGGTGAAGATGTAGGTATCTTTAGTGAACTAAATGAGAAATTATCAAAGCCACCACCTGTGGCATAACCCAGACCAGAATTCATAGCGACACCCATAATACCGTCCATCATCGAAGGACCAGCGGTGAATGGATTAGCAGATATCTGTTGGTTACCTTGCATTGACGCAGCGTCTACACCAGCAAGGAAATCCATGTAGGAGTTTTCTTGTTTCATGTCTATACGTCCAGCATTACGTGCACCTTTTTGAGCTTCAGAGGCAATAACTGCTTCAACAGATGCACCTTGTATACCCCAAGCACCACCAATAGCTTGAGCGGTAGCCATAGCCGCTGTCTTATCTAAGGAAGCATCGAAGCCTTCCTCACGAATAGCGGCTTGGTCTTCTATATACTTACGTGTTTCTTGTTGATGTTTGAACTTAGTGCCATCACGAGCACTCTGGTGAGTCTGGGCGGTTGCGGCATTTTTTGCATCAGCGTCAGCAACAGCGCCTTGATGTTCCATGAAGGCTTGACCAGCGCCAACCACTGCCAAAGCTATAGCGGGATCACACATTATTTATTCCTAATGATTGCAAATTCTATGAACTCCTCACCATTAATACCCATAGGATACTTAGCGAGGAACTTAGCTCCACACCATTTAAGCCACATGTGGTGGTTGGTGTTACGAGCGTCAGTCAGGTTCCACATTATGTGAACACCTGATATATTAAATAAATCATCAATCACTTCTCGTGATCGACGGGCGAATGTTAAAGGGATAGTTTCTAACAAATTTGTCCCAAGCATCCATATTGTTGCAGTAGTAGAATCGTCTTCCCATGTAGCACCAAAGATGCCGACAAGTTCTCCCTCAGCGTTTTGAAGGATTCGCGTATAGCGATCATTAGCTACCCCTAAGCGTAGGGCTTCTAAAGGTTCCAACCCGGAGGCCGCTGCTACTTCAGATACATCACTAGGACGCATCTGGTCTGCCAGCATCTCAACGTCACCGGGGAGAACTTGTCGGACATACTTCATCTACAACCTCGTAGTTCTGGCTGTGAACATGGCTTCCCACTCAATAGCTGAAAAGTTAGCTGGAAAAGGGGAATTATTGGTAACCTTGATAGTTATCCTATCGTTTTGACCGGGGATAGAGACACGAAATTCTCCATCCTCTGTGGCTACAGTACCCAAGATATTCTGGTTGGACCCAAAGTTACGCCCAGTGAATGCTTGGTTATAGATTTTGCCATTAGTGTCAGTGAACTCTACATCAAAGAAAGCAGAAGACTGATACAAAAGGGATAGATACCGCATTTGCAGTCTACCATCTTGAATAGCTTCTTCACCTTTACGTAGAAAAATAGGATTGAGTACATACTCAAAGGTATAAGGAATACCTACGTAGTAATTCTCAGTCGTTAGATCACCTTCAAAAGTAGCGGTTACACCTGATACAGATAATGGTTTATGAACCACCCCGGCTGTTGTTGTACCACCGGGAGCAATCACAAGTTCAACTGTTTCATCAGCTACAAGTGAATACGGAAGTGTTACAATTGTGTTACTACCAGACAACGCTGGAGTAGCTATAGCCTGTGTTGTTCTTCGATCAAGTAAGATACCTATATCATCGAATGCAGCAACTAGGATTTCTTGGAAGTCAATTACATCAAGGAAAACTCCATCTGTCTTAGCGTAAACAATATAGAGTTTGTTCCCAATAAATTCCCCAGATAACAACTTAGTATCTGGAGTGAAAGTCCAAGTAGTCCATGAGGACTGAACCTTACCTTCGTTACCCCAATGGTATTTGTACACATATATCGCATCAGCGTCACCAGAGGTAAACAGAGCGACAACATTTTCAGTAGTCGATGAAGAAATCTTGGTTACACCAGTTGCTAAATACTTAGGGACTTGGATGGTTAAGTTAGCAGAGTCACCCTGACCTGTATCATTGGCAAGAAAGTATTCTCTAAGTGACGCATAGGAGTAATCATCTGCATCATCAACAAACATAACATTGGAGCCAACCATTATAGGTGTACATTTAGTTGATGTATTAAAGTGTGATGATACAACCAACTGAACATCTGATGGAGATAGAAGCTCCTGATCTGTCAGTTTGAATTGAGCTTTGTCAGAGAATAACAAGATGTTTTCATTGAATGGAACACCATGATACATATTTGAGACACGGTTGTTCGTTGATGCAATATCAATTAACTCAGTGTCCACAAGTTGAACCAACGTCTTACGATAAAAGCTTTCAAACTCATTCACTTCTGACATAACGATGTTTTCATCAGTAAGCATTACCATACGTCCTTTATAGACGAACATGGCTTGAATTTGATTACCTACAAATGAAGGACTTGGGTTACTCTCAGAGTCTCCAGCTTCGCGTGATCCCCATATATGCTCTTTGAATGTCCACGTTCCATTTCCATTATCTACAAGAACATGTGGCATCAAAGATGTATTAAATGTTTCACCAGCTTCATAGCCTTCTACTTCTGTCCATAAACCACTAAGCATTTCTACGTAGTAATCGTCACCAGTTTCTTCAATGTCACCACGCACCTGAACGATACGTCCTTCAGCATCATGAGGTGGAAGGTTACCAAACTTATCAATAGATTGATTGACAGCTTTAGTACCCCGGTCACCATAACCGTCTTTTACACGTATGATATCACCGGGAGTTAACCCAGAGAAGATGATGGAAGATGATACAGATGAGGTTGTGTACCCTGCGCTATTGAGTGTACTTGATAGACTAGAGGCGATTGCATCAGTGCCTTCAACTGTAGTGTTGTTAGTTGTGAAATTAGCCTTGAGTACATCATTGACATAAACTGAGTAGTTCTTATTTGCGATGGCTTGCTTGATGTATACAGTGGCCCTAGTTGCTGGGTCTGTACGTGAATCAGCTATAGGTATTGCAGCCGTTGATACAGTCGTATTAAGAACAAATACTGTATCAGCAATAGCAAGCATCTTGAACTGTGTATTAGGAGCAGTGGCTGACAGGTAAGCTTTACCATTAGGGAAGGATACTGTTTCTTCAATACCAGCCTCAGTGAAAACTTTTAGGTCACCATTAGTAACAGTGATTACGTTTGTACCAAAATTAAGGCGATCTAATACCATCACGCCCATCCCACCGGGATCACTTGTGTAAATCTTTTTGATATGCTGTGAGGGAGGCCGCTTCTGAAGACCATCAACAACGGATGGATAAGCGTTCTTTAAGTCTTGCGCTGAGTTGGTAGTACGCAACGCTGGGGCTTGTTGTGATATACCCCCAATTAAATTTGGCAGAGCGTCACTTACTAGTGGCATTTAACTTCTCCAGAAACTCATTTGTTGTCGATCAAGAATACGCTTCATAGACATTGAAGAGTTACCCACGTTACGTCTTGCGACATGGTTTTCTTCTTGACGCAGAACAGCATTGGCTCGTGCTTCATCATTACGGTTCTGTTGTGATATGGATTGAACCCCAAGTTTACGCTCTTGGAACATACGTGATGCTACGAAAGTTATGTAACGTCTTGCCGTTTCAGGTAAGTCATTGAAAGTTAACTCGTATGTAATTTCTAGTTCTACCGCTGAGTCAAACTCAAAAGTATTTGTGAAAGGTTCACGGTTGTACAACTTCCCTGAACGATAGACGTATGCATATTGAGAAGATTGACCAATAGGTCTTACTTTCATTGTGTTCAGAGGTAGTATGATATTCTTAGAGCTATCAGGAGATAACCTGACATGCTCAGAGTTCCAAAACCAACCGATTGCTTGTGTGTGACGTGAAGATTCTTTTAATACAATCTGTGCGGTAGAAGCATCAAGTCCAACGCCTGACTCTAATGAGTTAACTGGAGCTTCACCAATGTTGGTGAGCATCACATTGATAGCTTCAAGCTCAGTTGTCGGAGCTAAGGCATCTGCCATTATTTATTCCTTAAATAAAAAAAAGGGAACCCCGTTAAGAGTTCCCTAATTTGTTTAGCTGGTAGCAGCGTCGATGCCGTAGATACATTCAGGACGCAACAGGCCATGACCAACAGCCATGCGAGAAACCATTAAGGTTCCTTGGCGGTTAATTTGGTATTCGCTTTCTGAAGCAAGGTCCATCAAATGGACAGAACCTAGAGCTTGTTTCTGCATCAGCATTGCAACATAAGTTGAAGCGTTGATGTCGTAGTCAGTCGTAGCTGATCCAGCCTGAGAACCACTAAGGGTATCAGTACCGTGGTTGATAGCCATGTTATTCGTAGGAATAACTTCAAAGCCAGCTACACGCATCAAGCCACCAGTTGCCTGAGAGCCGTTACCATCGTTACCAAAGTCACGATCCAAGAACGAACCGTCCTGAATCAAGTCCCAGTAGATTGTTGGAGTAACGAACACACAACGGTCTTCCTTAGGGATACTTGTGCTATCGAAAGCAGCCGCCCCTGTGAAGATTTCATCGACAACCTGAGTAGTTGTTGGAGTAGCTGTACCAATCGGTTTACGCACGGCTGGGCCTTGACCAGTTACTGCACCAGCAGTACCAGCGGCGATACCTTTGAAGGCTAGGCCAAACAAGTTCTGGTCATAGACCTGAGCAAGGGCATCACCCATTTGAGTAGTGTACTCACCACGGACTTCATAGTGGTTCTTAGCGTCTTCATAGTTAGACATGAATACGTCAGTGACCAATAGATCATCAATGGTGATAACCTTCTCACCTTGGGCAACTGCTTGACCAAGAATGACTTCCCCCGGTTGGTGGTAGCCAGCATTAACTTTGCCAATGGCAGGGAATTGTGCGCTAGAACCTGAAGCGATATTACGAATACGGGTACGTTCTTTCATAACCGTTTTCTTATTAAATGTAGCCATAACTTCGCCTGAGAATACTTTCAGGAAGAGGCTATCAGAATCACCCGGACCAGCGGGTACACCAGCGTTAGTGCTGGAAAATGTTGCGGCAGTATAGGACATGTTTAATCTATTTCCTAGATATGAGTGTGATGTATGCGAAACATCTACGACTCACTAACC